TCAGAGTACTGACCTCAATGCCTGGTCAAGAGATTGAGTTTCAGTACGAGATGCCGGAGGTTTTCCACCAGATGGTGGGGATGCCGACCGTCCTTTTTCCCTATTTTTTAGAACACTTTGCTGGGTTTTTGATCTTATACTTTCTTCCACTTGCGGAAGAACCTGATTTACGAAGGCAGCCTTCATAAATTCCGGAGAAATATTATTTTCCTTTCCATAAGCCAGAAACTCTTGTTCGTCGTAACTTAGGTTGTGTCGATCAGCAAATTCATTTATTTCGTCGAATTGCTTATTTATAACATCTAAGTTCTGTTGAACAAGCTTTTCCTGTTCACCCTTCTGTATGTGCTCTTTTAAACTATCAAATTCATCGAGTCTGGACATAACTTCCTCAGGAAGGTCTGCGCCATATTTCTCACGATTCAATTGTTTATTGAATCCCTCGATCATCTCTCTGAATTTTCCGGATAATTCTGGATGATTCTCGATCGTGGTTAAGTATTGTTTCAGACTCCCGTATTGATCTAAATCTCCTTGCATGCCCTTAATTTTTTCATCGTATTCCGATCGGATACTAGCTCCGTTATCGTTCAACTTTGTTTCCAGAGCCTTGTACGACTTATAAAGGTTATCTGGATTTTTATCCCACATTGTTTCGAATCTTTTGTCCTGCTCCCAGAGGCTCTGTTCAGGGCTTACGGAGTTTTCGACGCCATTTCCTTCCGGAGTGGATTCCGGATTTACACTTAAATCTTGATCTGAAACATTAGACTCCGATCCCGAATTTTCGGGTGTTGGTTGGTCTTCTGTAACTTGGTTTTCCATTTGCATTTCTTTTTAGCTCCTATTGGTTGGCTATTGTTTAAATATGACGACTATGACATCGCCTTCATCATTTTTTCTTCCATAGACATTCCTTCTTCAGGCATATCTTTCTTTCCTTCGTCCTTATAGCCATAAGATTCAAGAGACTTACTGACAAGCATCAATGCTTCGTCTCTATCGCCTTTTTCTAATGCTTCTTTTATAGGCATTAGAGCTTTCCACATCATGTCTTTTTCTTCTCCAGGATCTTTTTCAGACATATCGCCTCGTCCCTCAGAAGGTCCCCCCCCGAAAGAAACTTTCATCTTCATACCCTTAGGGTTGTTGTGGTTTCCGTATTCCATTATTTCGCACCTCCTTTTTGTTTTGATTTAGCGGTCTTTTTCTTCTTAGACCCGTCAACTTCTGAGTTTTCTTCGAGTATCGATTCTATTTCCGCTTTTTTACTGTCTGCGCTGTCGGGATCCACCTCTACTAGTTTGAATATTGCCTTTAAGACAGAGGAAGGAAGCTTAAAGCCAACTCCGTTTAAAAGAATATCGTAATGATCTTCTCTCATACCTGCTTGTCCAGAAGGCTGAAGGCTTTGAACTTCAGCAAGTATTCCATCATTTCTAAAACTTAGTTTGTCACCTCTTGAAAGTCGTCTATCCATTTATTTATTCTCCTTTTTTTGTATTAAGCCGCAGACTGAAATGGAAGCGTTGGAGGAAGGTCACCTTCTATTGGTTCTGGATCCGTCTCTATCACTTCCGATTCCGCTTCTTCGCTTAATTCGCCTCCTGGCACGTTAATAAGACCCATAAACTCTAGTAATTTTGCCTGAGCACCAGGAAAATTCTCTAGATCTTTAAAGTTGACATTCATTCCCTTCATAAACTCTAATGGATTCTGAGAAGTATCAGCCTGAAGTGCTTCTGCTTCATCTGCTTTCATATCGTCTATAATTGCCCTACGGTTTGGAAAATCTAAAGCTGTCAAAACACGTTCCTTTGACTTTATGCTATTTGGATCTCCGAAGAATCCCTGTGAAGCCAAGTCCATTGTGATTTGAGCTGTCTGTGTTTTGGATCTCGGAAGCTCGGAACCTGCGATAATATCTGTGTGGAACTCTCCATCACTAATACTTGACTCTATTTCTTCCAAAAGCTCCAATGTTTTCTGACCATTTTCTTTCTCTTTTTCTTCGAAAATCTCGATTGGTCTTTGCTCCCCTTCTTCTTTTAGGGGAATCTTTACAATTCTTTCTCCTGTAGTTGTACGAATCATTCTTTGCTGATCGTAATATTTCTGAATAAAGAATATGACTTGGTTGGTCATCTCAATATAAAAGTCCATAAAGTTTCTTTGAGACTGACGTATGGATGTCATAGGGCTTTCGTTTAGAGCGTCAACCATCTCTCCAGATGTAACGCCTTTTTTTCGCTCTCCAGACATCATCATATCGTTGATTCTGGAAACCTCTTTTGCATCGTTTTTTAGTTCTTTTATATAATCCTGAACCGCTCTTATTTCGGAAATAGTATTGCTGGTAAGTATTTGAGGCATTTTACCTTCTGTAAGCGAATTTGGATTAAGTACTAGCGTATCTTGATTTAATATTTCTTGTTCGTTTACTCCGCAAGCACCATCTAAAACAATGATGCTTACGAATTTTCCCATCAAATACTGAAGTCTTTCGCCGGCTTTGTTTATTCTGTCTTGGATGAAAGTGATTCCATCTACCAACCCTCCAGGCGAATAGACGTTGTTTCCGTTTGTCTCGTAGTAAATTGAGAATGGAAAAAATGGGGAGTCCATTTCTCTGTCTTCGAAAATAGTATCTTTTCCTGAATAAACAACATATCTACCGTTTGGAAATTTTAGCTCTCCAACCTTCGCCACAATTTCTTCGTTTCCACCCTCTTCTTCAAGGTCTTCATAAGTAGTGTCATCTCGTAAATATGCGTGATAAACCGTTATTTCGTTTGGAATATCTTTTATTCCGGTAGTGTCGTAAGTGAACATTTGCTTGGTATTAGTACCGCTTTGTGCCGTTATAACTCCGGTGATGTCCTTAACCGTATTTGCCATCTTATCCACAATTGATTTTCCGGAAGATCCGGCAAGTTTATCAATTTCTTCAGACATATGTGGATATTTACGCTTCAATGCATAAGGAGAGTAAGATGTTTCCTCAAATACGTATGCCCCTTGTTGTATGTCCGATGCTGTAGGGTCTAAAAATAAGTTTTTTGCCAAAACCTCTGTTATTGCAACGTCACCTATTCCATTGCTTTTTTCCGAATCCCAATTTACCTTTGCGATTCCAACATTTGTGATGTTTCCGTTTTTTACAACACCCTCTTTAAGTCGATTCATGTTGTTTGCTTCGAATACCGATGCTTTCGCATCTTCCAAAATATCCGCTATTTGACGTTGAGATTTTATGGAATCAATATCTGCATTACGAACGATACTTGGGACAACGCTTGTTGTAATATGGTTATCCAAAACAAATGTAGTCTTAGTATCTACAATTGCTTTAACGATGTTGTAAAACTTACTCGATTTAGTCTTTACTTTGTTGGACTGATGTCCTTCGTAGTATGTGTGGAATCGTGTGTACTGCTTTGCGGGGTGTGACTTTGCTGAAATTCCCCTTAGATTTTCTAGATGATTTATTAAAATCTCTTTCGCATTAGCCATATAATTTAAAATAGCAAAATTAAATACGTTTTACTATTGACAGAATATGCAACTAGGCTCAGATGTCTATCTTTTTACGTGTTTTTCTATTCGGACGTACCGTAATTGGCTCTTGTCGTCATCAATCAACTTTATATTTTTTTTGTTCATGATCAGTCCAATAAAATCTATTTGAAATCTATTAGGTGACCACTTATTCTTTTGTTTAGTTATCATGCCAATCCCCTTCATTAAAGTATTTTTAGAAGCTTTGATTCGAGTGACTTTTCTGATTTCTCTTTAGATATTCTATCATTTCTGACCTTATTCTCTTTTGCTATTCTTTTAGCCTCTTCGTGTCCTAACCATATTTTACCTTGCTCTTTTCCAATACGATCTATGTCCGATACCTTAATCATATCTCCCGTGCTATGATCTAAAATCTCTTCATTGAAGCTCGTATGAATAGTAATTGATCCAGGCCTAAAATAACGGGAAAGCTGTCCTCCACATAAACAATCGTGATTACCGGTTTCTTCAGGAGTGTGACTTTTCTGAACCACCTCTTTAGAACGGTTACACTTATAGTCATAGATCATTTTCTGACTCCTGATCCTTCATTATTTTTTCTATGCAGTATCTGTACGCAAGGTATCTCTTCCATATATCTTTTATCTGACCATTGACCAAACGTGAAACGACACTTCTATCGGTGCCTTTCATGTTTAAGTATTTTGATATCTCATCTAAAGTGAGGCCACTTTGTAACCATGCATTTCGAAGCTCTTCATTTGTCACAACCTTAATGTTGGTCTTTGAGTCCATAAAGTTTTTGACCATTTTTTCAAGATTCTTGATTCGAATTGTATAGTTCTCTACCATCGTTGAAAGAGTATTAAACTGAAAATGCAAAGCATCCGGAGATTTTGCGCCTCTAACATCATCGACCTTATCTTCGAAATATTTCATCCTATTTCTTATTGCGTCGAATTCTTGATCGATCGTAAGATTTACGTTTGGTTGATTCATGTTTTTTCTCCCTTGATATGAAATTTAATTATCTTTATACTATATTCTTCTGAAATCATGACTTTCTCGTCTGAGACGATTATTTTCTTTTAGAAGATCATTAAGAAATTCTGCACCATCTTTTCTGCAATTCACGCAAACATACCTTGTCGTTTTTTTGCTATCATTGCATAGGTAGCAATCAGATTTATGATTCTTTTTTTTAGACTTCATTATCACCCTCTATCCTTCCAGTTATTAGCCGGTTTCGACTTGACCATGTAATCCAATGACTTCTTGTAAGACTTCTGACCAGGAGTCTCAATTTCTACTGGATAATGCAAGAATGTGTTTTGTATATAATCCTCTGCATTACAGCAATGGTCGTTTCCTTTTTCTATCGCCACCTTTCGTTCTTTTCCTTTTGGTTTATCGCTCCATTTACGGTTAGTTAACTCGTTTATGAATGGACGCATTCCCTCGTGATCTAAAATAAACCACTTTCGTTCTTTCATCTTCTTACGAGTCATTTGCACCGAATTTAGAATGTCTTTTTTCGAGTCTGTGCAATATATACCGTGTTTTTGGTACTCCTTCTTTACCTGGGAGGCGCTATCTATTACCTTTCCAACAACATTCCGACCGATCATCTGATCCTTAATACTAGATGAAATATCTTCAACCAATCCATCTACGTCATATGTCATATTAAAATTGTACTCTCTTCCGTCATCATCCATAAGCTTTAATGGCGCAGATGTATTTCGTCCCGTATCTAATCCCAAGTAGGTAGCCCAATGTTTCTTAAATATGACTTTCTTTCCATCTCTAATACATCCGATTATTTTTCCAGTACTGTCGTAAACAGTCTTGAGTATTAACTCCTTTTGCAACTGCATAAACTCCTTGTACACAAGTCCGGTGAAGTTCTCAAAGCTTGCTTCAAATTCCTGTCGAAACATCTCTTCCGTAAGCTTTCGACGTGCTCTTTCGATCTCTTCTGGTGGGAAGTGTGGATTATCTGCGGTTTTAAATTGAAATGATTTATAGTCTGGGTCTGGTAATACTTTCTCGCCATCAAGTGTCCTATAATGAGGGTCGTTAAATTCTGGATCTCTGATAAACGATTCGTAAAAATGATTATATCCCTTAGGTGTTCCAAGAAATATACAATATCCTTTGCTCTCTCCGACACTGGCGAGAATAACTTCGAATGTGTATGGGTCCATATCGGCGTATTCATCTAATGCGGCACCTCTCCATCCTTCTCCACGAAGAGAATCAGGGTCATCGGCTCCGAGCAATATGATGCGTCCACCTCGATTATTCTCGATCCACAGTTCGCTTTCGTCTTTCCATTTTCCTTCTGCGCGAAGGTATTTTGGAAAGAATTTTTTAAGCTTACGCCACGCAATCCTCTTTGCTTGGTTCCTTTTAGGGGCGATATATACGTAATCTCCAGGTGTTTCCCAAGAATCTTTGATGAATTTGTTAAGTACGAGTTCAGTTTTTCCAAAACGTCTCCCACAAACAATCGTCATAAACCTTGCCTGACACTTTAATATACTCCGTTGTGCTGAGTGAGGCCGCCAGTGGTATTTGTGTGTTTTCCGTTTCCGGTTTTTTGTCCGAGTTTGTTTTGTTTGTTTTCTTTTTCTTGTAATAGTCATTACCAGTCAAATTCAACATCTTCATCACTCGATTTAACCTCCATACGGTCAGAATATCCGTGGTTGTTCTTTAACAAGAATATCGCCATAGATGATCCGCTCCTTGATGTTAGTCCTAATTTAGCAAGTCTTACCTCTTGAATTTTACGCGCTTTTTTTATTAGCTCGGTGAAATTATCTGAATCCCCTTCATGATCTGATATCATATCGTCAAAAAGGTCTTGTTCTGTTAGGAATTCTTTGAAGAATAGGTTTGATTCGTCTTTCTC